CAACAAGCGAATTGGCAACAGCAGTAGTGCCTACATTCGCGGCTGTTGAAGCAATATTAGCATTCCCACTGTAGAACAGCTCAGGGAGCGGGCTAGCAGGAGGAACGCGGACTACCAGACCATTATCGCTTTTGGCCAAAAACTCCTTCACAAAAACCCACCAAATATTAGTGTTTAGGGGCTGGCCCGCAGCCACAGGGGCTAGATTCAGAGCGGGACGGTTGAGTGAATTTACAAAGAAAGTTGAGTCTGCAATAGAGGCAGCGCGGATCGAATCGGCAATGGTCCCCCCAAGATAAGGAGGGATCTTACCGGCAGCTAGATCTGTTCGATCATTTCCTGCGGTCAGATGGGCTCCCCAGATACGCAGCGTCCAGGGGGTGTCCGTAGTCCCCGCATCTCTAGACATCTTGACCGAAGCTCCTTGCAGACTTAAGCCTCCTGAATCTGTAGTAAACCCCTCAATCAAAAGACGCTGAACTCCACCACCAAGATCTTCTGCCGTGGCCGTATAGGCCCAAGTATTGTTTATTCCAGTCCCTACAAAATCGGCGGGGGCAACAAAGCGTGTACCGTCCCAGACAAAAGGCGCACTATCGGTAAGGGTAAGCCTAGAATGGTACAAAGTAACAAAGGCCGTGTCGGCAAGGGGGGAGCTACCCGGACTCATCTGAACATACAGCGAGACGGTACACCGTGTTAGCGTACTTACAGATGTAGCGACAGCGGCCACATGAGTAAGCTCTGCCTTTTTTCCTGCCTCATTAGAGTCCGTTGCCTCTGTCCACCGCCCATACTTAAGAGGACCGGTGTTTGCAGACAGAGAGACGGTCACCCCATTCAGCGTTGGATCGACGGTCCAACCGGCTGAAGTCGGATCGGTAAAATCTTCCGGTGCATCTACTGTGTTCTCAGTCCGGGTGTCCAGATATGAAAAATCAGCGGCAGTCTTTGCGATATCAGCATACACGGGAAACTCCGCACCTGTCTCGGGATCGAAGACCTGAACCTTCTCCATCTGCGTAACGGCAAGGTATCTTTCCGAGACATCTCGGTTGATAGCGTGAAGCTTCACATCTCCTGGGGGGCCTACCGTTGACAGAACACTAATATGTTCTAGAGAGGCCCTCTTTGTAAGCCCATCAACTACGGAGGGCCAGCAGTTGTCCATAGTTGATACTTGATTCGGAGTACGCTTGTGCGCTACCTGCTGTGAAACCCCGCCAATGAGGGAAGAGGTCTGTGTAATTAGTCCCATACTTAGAGAAAAGGACCCCGCCTATACTGAGGCCTTTCGATAATACGGGACATTAGCGGATCATCTAATACATTGAACTTCCCTGCCCGCTGCTCGGCAATCCTCGCATTAGTAAAGGCCTGCTGAGCGTCTGCCGCTAGGGCCTGAAGGACAACAGGATCTGGGGCAACTCGCCTCTTGAGGCGGAGGGCCGCATCTGCGGCAACAGCCTCTTTTGCTGATTCAGGAAACTCTTCTAAGGGAAGATCCACAAGAACATCTACATGAATTGGAGAAGAGAAGCTATAAGTATGACCAGTCGCATCATACATTCGGTTACCTCGCTGAATAACCTGCTTAGAGAGCCGGTGTTTATCGCGGTAAACCACCGAAGTATAGTTGGCTGGGAGTGTAATCTCAGAAGAGATGGAATCGGGTTTTAGTTCGATATCGTATTCTCGATTGAACTCCCAGCCGAACTGTAAGAACCAACGACGAGCCTCATCAAGAACCGTGATAGCCTGTGCAGTGACGGGATCCTGCGGTCCTGTAAGAGAGCTAACCGTCCCTAGAGGGACAGCCGAGAGCATTCGGTTTATCGCCTCTAGTTGGGTTAGCATTTTAGTATATCAACCTTAGGTGGTCGGCGAAAGCGTCGCTTGGGTCGCATCGGTACTGATCTCCACTGAGGCTTCTGGGCGAAGTCGGCCCACACCCAGAAGAGTCTTAGCGAGCAGAAGCGTACCCTGGTACTCGACTTTACGCTCGATCTCAAGGCTGATATCCGCACGATTCAGTACACCCGCAGCTGAGCTGTGGTAGGCCAACGCCTGAAGTCCTCTGAAATCTCCCGAGTAATCTTCCACTTCTCCAGTGACAGCCCCAACGATAGTATTTGAGGTAGTAGGCAACTGGGTAGACTCAATAAGCTGGAATCCTCCAGCCACCGCAACCGCACCCTTATACTGGACCCCGTTAGCCCCATTTCCGTAGTCTTGATTGAGGATCTCTCGATTCTCGATAAGACTCCAGTAGTGATCCGGAGACATCGCGGCGAATCGCCCCTCTCGGGGAACTTCATTAGCATCTAGTTTTGAAGCTGCCTGATGCAAAGAAGTCAACATAAGAGCCCCATTAGCGGTAGTAACGGCGGCAGTAAAACCCGTTGCTGAGATGAATTCTCCGTCGAACCCCGTACCGCTTGTCGGCATAAAAGTCGAATCGTTAGCCTGATTGGTACGAGCTGCCCGTACAATCTGCCTGATACAGTTGAAATCCACGGTGCGTGCAATTGATTCTGCTAGCTGAGTCACAAAGACAGAGCGCGAATCGAAGGCCGAAAGCATCTCATCAAGATCAGTGACGAAGGTCGCAGAGGTAAGAAGCTCGTCCACATTGATGAGCCGCTCAACCGTATTAATTGTGGTAAGAGGGCCTTCCGCGCTGGCGAGAAGGTTCGCTCCACGCACATGGTAAGCAGAAGCAGCCCGCCCAAACGCGGGGAACTGCGAGGACTTGCCATGTGAAATACTCTTGGACATCAGCGTCTTTCGCACAAGAGCCTTACGCTCAAAAGCCGCGAGAAGCTCACCTGAGAAAACCTTAAGAGCAATTGCTCTTGTGTCAGCACCATTATTTGATGCGTTGGGATTAGAAATCGAAGTAACAGCCATATTACTTCTCCGTTGTTATAGGGAAAAAGGGAAGATAAAAGAGAGTTTAGTCTCTAGGTCCATAGGTGAGCTTCGGATAGTCCGCCGTGGCGGGTCCAATCCCAGGATAATCTATTCTACAAACTCTTTCCACAAGTCTGGACTTGCGGAAACACGCTCCTGAACGGAACGAGTGTACTCTGGATCTGAATTATATTTAGGGCTCTGCATGGCGGCAACCATCTCAGCATCGGATGCGAAGCCGGCAGAAGTCGAAATAGGGGCAGCGCTCTGCGTTGCCTGAAGCTGGCGAGGGCGACCCCCAGAGGCGTACTGAGCGTACAGGCCCCGGACAGCCAGCTCAGTGGAAGCAGCCTGCCCGCCTTCGATAGTGCTGTTGAAAGCCTCAATCTGGGCGCTGCTCAGGTTAGCCTGAGCCCAGCTGACCATTTTTCCATATTCTTCTGGTCCTCCGACAAGACCCTGCGCTTTCATCGCAGAGGCATGGCCCCGAGCCTCCTGTCCAGCAATAAAGTGATCTACCAACTCTCGACTAATCCCATGATCCTTCAGAAGATCCTCATAAGAAGAAGGTGAAAGCTCCCCACTGGAGCTATATTCTTCGTGGAAGCGCTCTAAACCGGAAGACACAACCGCTGGGGGAATAAGGCCCGTTGGGTTCTCATCCGGAATAGGGTCCGGAACAGCGGCAGCAGCTTGATTAGATCGCGTAAGAGCAGCTTGTGTTTCTTTATGCGCGGCCACAAGCTCAGCCACGCTATTGAAATTATCGGGAAGATCAGCAGGCCGCTCAGGCACATCAATTTCACCGGGATCAGAGGGCACGCTTTGCCTCCTCGAAACGCGCTCCACGCTTCTGCCATCGCCTACCCGTCCAGCCTACGGATGGATCATCGATTAGATGGGGAGAATCTTGTGGTAGCTCTGTATGACCGGGATAGAGGAGGTAGCCTAACGAATCATTGGGGATATGGGCTAGAGGATCATCAGTATTCTTCCGGATCAAGTCTTTATTGAGCGAACGCTGCTCCTCATTTGCTAAGATGAGCCCAGCAACCTGGGCCTGGAGCTTTATAAGCTCTGCGGAGGACCCCCCTGTAGAGCTAGGACCACTTTCTTCATTTGGTTTTTCTGTTACTTTAGAGATCATCTCGGCGTCTTTAGCCTGTCGTTTCATCGGGGTTCTGTTGTTGCTGAAGTTGTGCAATTCCTGCTTTTGCTAGATCTGGACCGACCATACGGGCGGCTTCTGCCTGCTGTGCGGCCTGTGCAGCCGCCGCCATTTCTTCTTCTGAGTTAAAGCCAGAAGTATCGACACCTAAGGCATTGGCCAAGCGGCCAGCTCCATCCCGAAGAGGGAGAACCTGCTGCAAAGCGGCTGGGCCATAAAGTGCCGCCATCCCTTGGGCGAAACCCAAGAGAGACTGTGCATCTCTTCCCCGCCCAACCCCCTCAACACCAGTGGTAATACTGAGCTTGAGCATATCTGTGGGGAGTTCTTGGGAAAGAGAACCATTATCTCGCATGATCTTCATAATGCGGCGAACTAAAGGAAGCTGGAACTCCTCTGCGAGGATTGAGTAAACACCACCTAGTGTAGATTCTAGTTCCTGTGTAAGGGTTCTGATCTCCTCCGCAGTCACTCGCTCGGCCTGTCTCTGGATAGAGGAGGTCATTAGAAAAACAGCCTTTAGGCTCTCTTGTAGATCAATCATTTCCTGACGAACAGCAGCCAGATCAGCCCGCTTATCGATAGTGTAGGTAGAGACATCCTGAGCCCTACCGAAGGTCCACTGTAGATTAGGAGCCCCAGCTAGATCGTTGAGACGGGTTACTCCCGTAGGATCACAGAGGGGAATAGTGCGGGCTGCCGATGCTGCCATCTCTAGGAAAGCCTGAGAAAGGCCCTCAAGAGCGCCAAGGTCTCCGATATTCTCCTCGATAAGAGAGCGACCGTAAGACTCACCGTCAATAGCGGCGAAGCGCATAGGGATATAAGAAAGCTCCTCTTCTTTTACTTTCCCAGAGTGGATATCTGGGGTATTGATAATTGTTTCTTTTAGCTCCTGCTGGATAAGAAACTCGTCTTCCGTAATACGGTGGATATCAGTATACAGGTGGCAGAACTTCTCATCCGGATCGAAAAGATGATATAGTTCTTCTGGGAGAACCGTGGGAGAAACATTCTCTACAGTAATGATTCTCAAAAGAGCACCAGAAGGGTCGCGCTCCAGAACGAATTCTTGTAGATTATAGACTCTAGCGGTCATATCATCTCGTAACTGGAAGAGGGAGGAGCCCCCCACCACAGCCTGCATGATAGACATAAATACCTTAGAGCGGATTGTTCCGGACTCTGTTTGCCCCGTAATAGACTCTTCAACCTTACGGAGACTTTCGGTGATTTGGGTCTGCGCCGCTTTTAGCTGCTTCTGGTTCTCTTGGGGAACTTCGGCTAAAAACCGCTGAAGGGCCAGAGGATCTACATCTAGGCGGAAAAAGGGGAGACCCGGAGGAAGAAGCGCAAGCATGAGCTTACTGGACAGGTTGCGAACCCCCCGAGCCCCCATGCTTTGAAAGGGAACCTGAAGTGTAGAGGAGGCAGTAGACTTGATATCTTGCTGTAGCCAAGGAATAGTCAGGCTAGCCGTATCTCTGTAACGCTCTAAATAGGCATTCCTATCTAAAGAAAGGCGGAGATAAGCCCCCGCAACGCTCTCCTCCATCATCTAGATGCTCACTGTGGGAACAGGTACTTTTAGAGAAGAGATCCCCACCATTTTAGGTCCACCCTTATCTTTTTTCTTTCTAGTTGGCTCTTTAGTGATTTTCTTAGCAGTAGGCGGGGGCGGAGGGACCGGAGTAGGCGGGTCTGGCATTCTGGGAGTACTAAGACACATTAGAAGGTTTCTTCCTGGTCGCTATAAATCTGGGCGAGGTAAGAGATTACAGAGGCAGCCCCCGAGCGAAACATGAGGGAGTCCGTGTCTACACCAGGACGCACTGTGGGCTGGGGGAAAAGAGTAGCCAGGTGGGCTACGAGGGACTTGCTTACAGGGGGACAAAGATCTTTTATCTCCTCCTTAGGAAGAACAGGACCTCTAGCTAGCTCAGCTACTGTTGGACGGTAGTTCGGAAGGCCAGGGAGGTTCTCCATTCCCAACGCACACTAATTAGTTTGGAACAGTGTGGCTAGTTCGGCTCGAAATGGTAGGAGGCCCCTAAGTCCTTGCAGGACAGGGGTTTAGAATTAGTGTGCGTTGGGAACAGAGAACCCCTTTACTGCCGAGGACATACCAATGCTGACAGACACCGTTTGGGACCCCATCTGGGGGCTAACTTACCCCCAAGGTCCTAGAACAGGGGTGCTAAGTGGAGACCAACAGGGTATTATCTGGGTAGTAACTTCCTATCAAATGGGCCTTATGGGGGGTAAGGGGGGCTATACGCCCCTAAAGGGTTTTCTTAAGAAAACAGTGGAGAATATTAGTAATACTACTAAGGGTACTTATAGATTCCTAAAGGGTTTTCTTAAGAAAACAGTGGAGAATATTAATAATACTACTAAAAAGGTCCACAAGCTTAAAGAGGACCCTTCTTAGACCGTGAGACCTATCAGATCCATGCAGATCGGGCCGCATAAGGTTCCCATTGTGGTCGGTATTAAGGAAGTAGATACGGGGAACTTAGGTCAATGCACCACGGATCCTCTGCCTGAGATCCGCTTAGCCCGCTTAAGCTCTCAGTGGGACTACACCACTCTTCTCCATGAGTCTATTCACCTGATCAGCGAGTTCCATGATCTCGGCTTACCGGAGGCCCATGTCCGAACACTTGATCAAGCGCTTACTCTTCTACTACAGACAAATCCAAAGTTTCTTGTGGGACTTCTACAGGACCAATGACTACTAATATCTCTACCACAGTCATCGCAGATGGCATTACGCAAACCTTTAGTTACACTTTTGAAGTTCTCGCTGATGCGTATGTTAATGCCAGTGTTAATGGTGTTCCTGGGACTTTTACTGTAGATCTTGGGGCTAAGACAGTGACTTTCACATCCCCCGATCCGGTTGCAGATAATGCTGTGGTCTTGATGGAGAGGGTTACCCCTACAGAAATTACACTTCAGCTTTTTGATCCACAGACTGGGGCCGGCCTGACTGAGTATAATCTGGAGCTTATGAGGGATCAGATGCTCCACATCTCTCAAGAAATGGCCACCACAAAAGAGCTGGAGAGTCATACGAGTACGGAAGGGGCTCATATGCCTTCTGGGGGATTACAGGGGGAGATTCTTGAGAAAGTATCTGGGATCACTGGTGATGTTCAGTGGTCAGAAGCGCTAGAAGTCGCTCAGCCAGTAGCTCCTTCAGGTCACCTGATTACTTGGGACTTTATTAATGAAAAACTGATAACTGTCTCTCCCGGTACAGCCGGTCAGGTTCTCACAGTTTCTGTAGACCTGAGTGGTAACAAAACCCTTATCTGGTCTACGCCCTGATGGTCGATAAGGTTCTTTCATACCGCTCTCTCCCTACACTAGAGATGGACCCTGTGTCTCTTCCTACCTTTTTTGCTCGTTCGTATTGGATGAAGGATGCTGGGGTTTATGAGATCGCCCTGACTTTAGACCCTTCGGTCGCAGTGGAGAAGGCACTTAGCTATGAACTGGCCTTTCTTCATTCTGCTAATAGCGCAGACTCTATAATTTCTCCTATTGATGATGCGCCTTCTTTAGCTATTCCCGGTGTAGACTTCGCTGTTGATACGCCCAGTCCTCTTTCCGTCTCTTCTTCCACAACGATAAAGATCAGAAGGCTCCCCTATACAAAGTATCATAAGACTAAATATATGAGGGTAGCTGTCCGCCCTACGGGGGGGCCTCTTGGTGCTTGGACAGTGTTTACTGTCTTTTTTACTAGCCAAGCCTCCGCTCCTATTATGTCTTTTCTTCTGCCTATCCCAGCTACGCTGGCTGTTGGTGGGACTTATGCTGGCTACCTGCGCTTTGATACACTTTCAGAAGAGCCAAGGATTATAACTTATGAAAACGACACGGCGAAGACCGGCACAGCTGTTCTAGGGACTGATTACTCGATAACGATAAATGGGTCTCCTATAGGTTCCGGTGTCGGTGAGAAGACAACTGTAAGTATTCCAGGTAATCTTTATAGAGCACCTATAGTCCTTACAGGTCTGGCAAATTCATCCGGCTCCTCAAAGACAATTATGCTTGCTTTCGATATGCCTGTGTCTCAGCAGACTAATTATTGCAACTTCAGCAGTTTTTTAAAGGTCGATACTACCATAGGAAAACTAGCTGAGTCCGAATTCATGCTCAATAACTGGCCTACCAACTGGGCGATGGGAGCAGATAATACGGGATTGAATATTCCAGGTCAGTCTCTAGAGTATGGGAGTCAGGATACTATTCTAGCTCCGCTACTGGGAGATAATCCGCTGAACACTACAAAAGAGACTGTAAGGGCTCTAAAAACTCAGTCTACCGCCGGAACTTTCGGGGCCATTATTAAAGGCTTCTCCCAGAGCCTTATCGGCGCACCTTGGGATAAAAACATTACAGGGAACCTAGCTGCTATGGGTTCTTGGAATCAGCTTTCTCTGTATATGAAAAAGTATACATCAGGCACTAGCAGCATTACACTGATTGACCGGACTATTCAGGGCTATTTCTCTAATACGATTGCTCCCACGACTCTGGAGGTTACTTGGGATGGTTCGGGGGTTCCTACCGTGGCTGTTGGAAGACAGGGAATAACAGGCACGGGGTCTTTAGCCCATGTGTCTACTGTAATTCCCAGTGCCTGGTATCGTATAACCCTTCTCTATCAGACACCCACCCTTGCGCAGGTTACTTCGGCAGCGGTGGCTTCTGGGGAATACTCTCAGACTCAGCTAGATAACTATGCGTCAGCGCTTACTAATGAGGGGAATGTGGTTAACTATCTATTGAGACCTGTCTCCTCTGCCGGAACTGATCTGGTATCTGATGGTAGGGGGACCTATATGTGGGGGAGCTTCTTTGGCTACCCAGCTGGGGGGACTGAGAGTGATCTTCTTGACTATCAAGAGCACTTGGGGATGGCTTGGGAGGCAGAGAGAAATGTGGTTCCTTTAAGTCCCAACCCGGTAACTGGGGTAATCACGCTTCAGGTTCCTTGATTGCTAGGGGGCTTTTAGGGGTAAAAAGTTTGTGACCCTATCGATTAGACCAGATGTTCCGATCCCCCCCCCTTCCCCCTTTCCAAGTCAAACAGGGAGGGGATTGAAGGGTCCCCTATGCAGTATCTAGGGGACCCTCCGTGCTATTCTCGCGGCTCGACTCGAAGTGCCGCTGGTAAAGTTGACTCGACCCGGCAAGTGAGAAGCACAGGGATATCACCTAGGATTGTGGTGTCCAGTTTCAGGCGTTTAGACTTCCAGAATTGGACACTTTTCCCGGACTTCGAGTATCCCAAGTCTTCTGGGATCTTGAGTTCGAGGGTGAAGATCCCGGTGAGGTTGCAGAAGCTCGAGGCTTCTACCAGCCACTGGCCTTCTCGTTCTTGGGTCTCAATCGTCTGAGGAAGGCCCGCCAACAGTCCGTTAAGGTCGTGTAGAGAGTTACTCATGGTCATCAAGGAAGGACTCTTTGGTCCTTCCCGGGGGTCAAGTTGTCAAAGGGTGTCAGAGGCGAAGTGCCGTCCGACAAAAGGATCTTGGCATAGAGCTGCAGGGCTTGCAAGAGTTTGTATCGACTAGTTTCTGGATAACCCACGCAAGTCCTGGCAGGGACAGAAGTTACGACCGCGAGAAAAGCCCCAGGAAGCCGCACAGAGCCGCACAGAGCCGCCCAGGGCCGCCCAGGGTCTGGAGAACTCAACTGCCACCAGCAGCCTCCGGACGGCCTCCAGGAGAACAGCTGACGACCTCCAGGAGAACCGATCCCCAACGCCGAAAAGAAGATAAACAACTCTCTTTATCCTGGATCCCCAAACCCGATAAAACGATAAACAACTCTCTTTATCCTGGATCCCCAAACCCGATAAAACGATAAACAACTCTCTTTATCCTGGATCCCCAAACCCGATAAAACGATAAACAACTCTCTTTATCCTGAATCCCCAAAGCTGATAAAAAGACCTGAAAGTCCATTTATCGCCCATCGTCCGTATACCTCTCCCGCTCTGTAACCTATATACCCGCCTTCTTTAGAGAAGCCATTCTTTAGCATAAACTTTAGCTGTTCTCTCCTGTTACGCACATGAAAACCTTATGAAAAAGCTTTTAGCAGTTGTCACTTCTT